CCCCTTCAAGCCCGCAATCCTGTCGGGCGCCAGCCTGTTCTCGCCGCGCGGCGTGCGCTCGCGCACCGTCGTGATCGAGAGCCGGGACGGCACGCTGTCGCTGATCCCGTTCTCCGAACGCGGCTCGGCGGCCGAGCAACAGGTTCCCGAGCGTCGCGACATGCGCGCCTTTGTCTGCCGTCAGTTCAAGAAGCAGGACGTGCTCTGGGCGTCGGAAATCCAGGGCATTCGTGACTTCGGCTCCGAAAGCGCCACCCAGCAGGTGCAAAGCGAGGTCGCCCGAAAGCTTGGCCGTCTGCGCCAGGATGCAGAGGCGACGTTCGAATATCACCTCCTGAACGGCATCCAGGGGATCGTGAAGGATCCCAAGGACAGCGCCACGGTGATCAACTACTTCACCGAGTTCGCCATCACGCCCGCCACCGAGATCGACTTCGATCTCGACAACGCGACCCCGGGCTCTGGGGCGCTGCGCAAGCGCTGCCAGGCGCTGATCGAAAGCGTCGAAGACAGCATGGGCGGGCTCGCGGCCGGGGCCGTGCAGGTCCGTGCCGAATGTGGCTCAGCTTTCTTTGCTGATCTTATCGCCCACAAGGAGGTGCGCGAGACCTATCTCAACACGGCCGCCGCTGCTGATCTTCGCGGCCGGGTTGCTGACGAGGTCAGCTTTGGCGGTATTACATTCCGTCGCTACCGAGGTGGGGCGGGCTTTGGTGTGCCGACCGACAAGGCCTTCTTCTACCCCGAAGGGGTGGAGGGGTTGTTCGAGATCTACCACGCACCCGCCGATACGTTCGAGACGGTCAACACGCTCGGTTTGCCACTTTATGCGCGCACCATCCCTGACCGGGATCGCGACGAATGGGTGCGGCTTGAGATCGAGAGCAACCCGCTGCCGATCTGCACCCGCCCGCAGGTTCTGCGCAGCGCCCGGCGGACTTGATGTCTGTCTTCGACGCCGCCGTCGACTTGTTGTTCGCCGACCCGAACATCGGGCGAGAGGCGGTCTACACCTCCGATGGCGGCGCGCCCACGCTGGTGCGCATCGTCTCCCGTCAGGCTGATGCGATTACCGACTTCGGTGACGCACGGCTTTGGTCGGAAACGACCCGGATCGATCTGCGTGTGGCTGAGGTTCCGGCCCCGCGCCCGGGTGACCGCTTGGAAATCGATGGCGACGCCTTCCTCTTTCAGGGCGAGCCTGTGCGCGACCGGGAACGGTTGGTCTGGACCGTTGATCTGAGGCCCGCGTGAAGCTCAAGCTCGACATCGATCCGGACATTGTGGCCATGATGGCGGCAGAGGTCGCGGCGGGCGAACGCGCGGTGACGGCCGCAATGCGCGAGGCCGGGACCGGGCTGAAGACTGCTTGGCGCACGCAGATTACTGGCGCGGGACTAGGGCGACGGCTCGCCAACTCGATCCGTAACCAGAACTTCCCGAGGTCGGGCGAGAGCCTGGATGCCGCTGCGCTGGTCTGGTCCAAGGCCCCGGTGATCATCGGCGCTCACGATACCGGCCCGCTGATCCGATCGAAGGATGGGTTCTGGCTGGCCATCCCTTTGCCCGCTGCAGGCAAATCTACGCGCGGTGGCCGGATTACGCCGGGTGAATGGGAGCGGCGGCGCGGTCTGCGTCTGCGCTTCGTCTATCGCCGGACCGGGCCGAGCCTGCTGGTGGCGGAGGGACGGCTGAACACGAAGGGCCAGGCGGTGGTGTCCCGCTCGAAAACCGGACGCGGAAAGGTCACCGCTCCGATCTTCCTGTTGGTGCCGCAGGTGAAACTGCCGAAGCGGCTGGACTTGGCTCGCGATGCGGAGCAGGCGTTGGATGGTGTGCCGGGGCTGATCGTGGCAAACTGGGTGGACGGGCTAGTTGGTTCATGATCATTTGTAGCTCTGCGCCTTAGACTGTGAGACTACAGATAACGATGATTAACGATGAAATAATCCGATCCGCCCGGATGGCGCTATTCAATCGCGCCCGGTCTATTCGTCAAGCAGAGTTCAGTGATGTGATTGAACGCCAGTTTTCAGCCGATCAAATTCGTAGTGGCGCAGCAAGGCAAGGCGTAAGTCCGTGGCTAGAGGAAGCTTTAGGTGACGAAATCATCCATCCGGTGCTCTATTCGATTTCTGTTGGAAATGTCGAAACTGCCGAGGCAATAAAGAACTCCTTCGATGGTTTGCCGAATGAACTGGAGCGAGGGTACCGTCTTCCAAGGCGCAATCCAGACCGTGAGGAGCAAACGACCCTGTATGTCGGCGGCTCGGAAGGTATCCGCAGGCGATTGAGAGAGCACATTGGCGAGGCTCCAGTGGGCACCTATGCCTTGAACTTGCAACGGTGGTGCCCTGAGTTTGAGGGTATTGTCACGGTCAAAGTTCAATCATTTTCACCCGCTGCTAGCCGGGAATGCAGACAAGATATCGAAGATACATTGTGGGACTCGCTGCACCCGACCTTTGGCAAGAGGGGCGCGAGGTAAGCTCCCGACGCTTTTCCTCGAGGTCCGATAATCCATGCCCACATCCCGCGAAACCATCCTAGCAGCGCTGCACGCGCGACTCTCGGCGCTGCCCGCAACCGCCTTGCGCGGCGATGTGCTGCCCGAGCGCGTCCCGGCCAATGGCCTGTTGATCCTCCGGGATGGCGAACCGGGCGAACCCGAAGTGACGCTCTCGCCGCTGCGCTACCACTACCAACACCGCGCCGAAATCGAAACGGTTGTGCAGGGCACTGACCGTGACGACGCCTTCGACACACTGACCTCCAGCATTGGCGCGGCGCTTGCTGTCGATCGGACGCTGGGCGGCCTCTGCGACTGGGTCGAGGCGGAAGCGCCACGCCCTGTCGATCTGCCCGTCGAAGGCGCGGCCAGCCTGAAGGCGGCCGTGATCCCGGTGATGCTGCATTATTCAACGGCCGATCCGCTCGGCTGACCCCGACAATTCAAGGAGAACACGATGGCACGTGCCCAAGGGGCGCGGGCGCTGATGGCGCTTGCGTTCGAAACAACCTATGGAACGCCGCCGGTGGGCGGTTTCACAAAGATGCCCTTCGCCAGCACATCGCTTGGCGCGGAGCAACCGCTGCTGAACTCGGAACTTCTGGGCTATGGCCGCGATCCGCTCGCCCCGATCAAGGATGCGGTGACGGCAGACGGTGATGTCGTGGTGCCGCTTGATGCCGAGGCCTTCGGGTTCTGGCTGAAGGCTGCCTTTGGCGACCCGATCACGACCGGCACCGGTCCCTGGACCCATGAGTTTCAGTCGGGGTCCTGGACACTGCCCAGCATGTCCATCGAGACTGGTATGCCCGAGATGCCGCGATTTGCGATGTATTCGGGCTGCGTGCTCGACCAGATCAACTGGCAAATGCAGCGATCTGGCCTGCTGACCGCGACCGCGCGGCTGGTCGCTCAGGGTGAAACGGTCGGAACGACCACCAGTGCGGGCACGCCTACCGCTCTCGAATTGCAGCGCTTCGGCCATTTCAACGGCGCGATCACCCGCAATGGCACCGCTCTCGGCAATGTCGTTTCAGCCGACATCACCTACGCCAACAATCTCGACCGGATCGAAACCATCCGCTCGGACGGCCGCATCGACGGCGCGGACCCGTCCATTGCCGCTCTGACCGGCTCCATCGAGGTGCGTTTCGCCGACCAGACGCTGGTGACACAGGCGATCAATGGCGATCCCTGCGAGCTCGAGTTCGCCTATGTGCTGCCGTCTGGCGAGAGCTTCACCTTCACCGTGCACGCCGTCTACCTGCCGCGCCCCCGAATCGAGATTTCGGGACCGCAGGGCGTGCAGGCCACTTTCGACTGGCAGGCCGCACGCGACAGCACCGTCGGCCGGATGTGCACCGCAACCCTGATCAACGATATTGAGGTATATTGATGCTGACACTCGATCTGACAAACCAGCCGCTCTGGCATGATCTCGCGCCCGGCGTGCGGGCAGAGCTCCGTCCACTGACCACGGCCCTGATGGTTGCGACGCGCAGCGATCCGGCTGTCGAGGCGGTCCCGGTAGACGCTTCCGACGAGGAACGTGCCGTTGCCTTTGCCAAGGCGCTGGCGCGCCAGGCAGTGATCGCTTGGGAGGGCATCGGCGACGCGGACGGCAAGCCTATCGAACCCGGCCCGGAGTCCATCGACGCGCTGCTCGATATCTGGCCAATCTTTGAAGCCTTCCAGCTGACCTACGTCTCCAAAGGCTTGCTGCTGGAACAGGAAAAAAACGTCTCCGCGCCCTTGCCGAATGGTCCTTCGGCGGGGGCGACAGGTACTGCGAAGCCTGCGCGGAAGCGTGCGATACCTGCCCGGCGCGGCTGAACCGACCCACCACCTTTGAAGGCTGGCAGGTCTGGGATCTGATCGGTCGCCTCGGCGGCCAACTTCGCGTGCTGCCGGGCGCGGTGATTGGCTGGGACATGTCGGCGGCACTGGCACTCGGTGATGCGCTCGGCATTCCGCCCCTGGCCATGGCCGAACTGCTGCCCGTCATCGAAGCGGTGATGGTCACCAAACTCAACGAACAGATGGATCATTCCCATGGCTGAAAAACGCGTCTCCGTCCGCCTTGCTGCGGTGGGCGGACGGCAGGTGCGCGCCGAGCTGGAAGGCGTGGGCGAGGCTGGTGCGCGGGGGTTCGGCCGTCTTGGCCGGGAGATGGAAGCGACCAACACCCGCCTCGCGGCGTTTTACCGTCGTGTTACGGTGGCTGCCGCTGCCGCCGTGGCCGCCGCCGCTGCTGCTGGCGTGGCGATGGTGCGTTCCGGGCTGCAAACGGTGGATGCGCAGGCAAAGCTTGCGCAATCGCTCGGCACAACAGTGGCTTCGATCCAGACGCTGGAGCGCGCGGGTGAACTCGCGGGCGTCTCCATCTCCGGGATCGAACAGGCGACCAAGGATCTGACACGCCGCCTCAGCCAGGCTGCCGCCGGGACTGGTCCCGCTGCCGATGCGCTGGAGCGGCTGGGGCTATCTGCCACTGACCTGATTGCCCTGCCGCTGGATCAGCGGGTGGGGGCGATCAACGCCGCCATCGAGGCGTTCGTGCCGGTCGCCGAGCGTGCGGCTGTAGCCGGTCAGCTCTTCGGCGAAGAAGGCTCCATCGCGATGTCGCGCATCGACACCGCGACACTGCGCCAGGCGACCGACGACGTGCTCGCGTTCGGTGTCGTTGTCTCCGAGCAAGACGCCGACCAGATCGAACGCACCAATGATGCGATCTCCCGGCTCGGGCTGATCTGGCGTGGCCTGTCGAACCAACTGGCTGTCGCCGCAGCACCCGCGCTGGAAGCGGTCGCGAACGCGATGGCGGCCGTGGCCAGCCGCACCGGGCCACTCGGCATCGCGATCCGGGGCCTATTCGACAACATCGGCCGATTGACCACTTATGCCGCCACCTTTGTGGCCTTTCTTGCAGGGCGTTGGGTCGCTGGGATGGCCGTGGCGGCCTTGTCGGTGCGCGGTCTCGCCACTGCGCTGGTCCTGTTGCGCGGCGCGCTGATCCGCACCGGCATCGGGGCATTGATCGTCGGTGCAGGTGAGTTGATCTACCAGTTCACCCGCCTTGTGTCGGGCGCGGGCGGATTTGGCGAAGCGATGTCCCTCCTGAAAGACCTCGCGGTCGAGGTCTGGGACCGCATCAAGATGGGGGCTGCGGCGGCGGGCGCTGCCGCCACGGCGATGTTCTTCGATCTGAAGGCCGATGCCGCCTCCGGCATGCAGAGCGCCATCGAGAGCGTCGTGGCCTTTGGCAATACGGCGGCGAACACCTTCGAGGGGGCCTATGAGGCGATCAAGGCGATCTGGGGCCTGCTTCCGGCGGCCATCGGCGATTTGGCGTTTCAGGCGGCCAACAGCCTGATCGATGGCGTCGAGGCAATGCTGAACGGCGTCGTCTCGCGCATCAACGGCTTCATTGGCGGTATCAACCAGGGGCTGGAAGCGCTCGGGTCGGAGCGGCGCATCTCGATCATCCCCGATCTTGAGCTGGGTCAGATCGAGAACCGTTTCGAGGGTGCCGCGACGGCTGCGACCACCGCTGCACAGGCAGCGTTCGACCGCGCTTTCGAGAACAACCCGCTGACTGCGCCCGATCTGGGGCTCACCCAGGCGGCCAATACCGCCCTTGCAACTGCCAACACCTATCGCGGCGCGGCTCGCGATCTGGCCGAAGGCGCGCGTGCGCCACTCGCCAGCTGGCAGGCGCTGCGTGACGCGGTGCAAGGCAGCAATGAGGGTGGCGCAGACGCGCTGACCGAGGCGACCGACGCGGCTGATCGTCTTGAGACAGCCCTTGGCGATGCTGGACGGGCGGCCACCGGCGCTGGTGCTGCGGCCGGGGCTGCCGCCGCTGCCGCCGAACCCGATACCGAAGCAGCCGTGACTGGGTGGCAAGCGGTCACGACGGTGCTGTCGGACTACGCCAGCAAGGCGCGCGAGATTGGCGGGGATATCGGTCAGAGCCTCGTCAGCGCGTTCCAGTCGGCCGAGAATGCGGTCGGTGAGTTCGTGAAAACCGGCAAGCTCGACTTCCGAGGTCTCGTCACCTCGCTGTTGGCCGATCTCGCCAAGCTGGCGGCCCGGCGCTTCATCCTCGGACCGATCGCCAATGCACTCTCTGGCGCGCTTGGCGGTGCGGGCGGCATCTTCGCGAACATCCTGCATGCAGGCGGCATGGTCGGAGCCACTGCGCCGGGCCGGATGGTCCCGGCCATGGCCTTCGCGGCTGCGCCCCGGATGCATTCCGGCGGTGTGGCGGGGCTGCGCCACGATGAAGTGCCCGCCATCCTGCAGCGCGGCGAGCGGGTGCTGTCTCGGCGCGAGACGCAGAGCTACGGCGCAGGCGGAGGGGTCAACGTCACCATCATGGCCCGCGACGCCGAGAGCTTTCGGCAGTCCCGCACGCAGGTCGCGGCTGACATCGCCCGCGCCGTGTCGATGGGTCGGAGGGGCATGTGATGGCGTTTCATGAAGTCCGGTTTCCCGACAATATCAGCCGGGGCGCTCGCGGCGGGCCGGAACGCCGCACACAAATCGTCGAGCTGGCCTCCGGCGATGAGGAGCGCAACGCCAGCTGGGCCAATTCCCGACGCCGTTACGACGTCGCCTACGGTATCCGCCGCGCGGACGACCTTGCGGCGGTCGTTGCCTTCTTTGAAGCACGAAACGGGCGGCTGTATGGCTTCCGTTTCAAGGACTGGGGCGACTACAAGTCCTGCCTGCCCTCGGGGACGCCATCGCCGAGCGATCAGGCGATTGGTGCCGGCGACGGCACGACGACCGCCTTCCAACTGGTGAAGCGCTACGCCTCCGGAGCGCAATCCTGGACCCGCACAATCGTCAAGCCAGTGGCGGGCACCGTGCGCATTGCGCTTAGCGGAGTCGAGCAGCCGTCAGGCTGGTCGGCCGATACCACGATGGGCCTCGTCACCTTCAATACCGCACCAGGGGTGGGCGTCTCCGTCACAGTAGGTTTTGAATTTGACGTACCCGTCCGCTTCGACAGCGACGTTCTCGACGTGACGCTTGATCTCGAGCGGCTTGGCTCGATCACCTCCATCCCACTTCTGGAACTCCGCCGATGAAGAGCATCACTCCCGATCTCCAAGCCCATCTCGACGAGGGCACGACGACGCTGTCCTGGTGCTGGCGGATTGCCCGCGTGGATGGCGTGACCTTCGGCTTCACCGACCACGACCGGACGCTCAGCTTCGACGGCACCGATTTCGAGCCGGAAAGCGGGCTGACGGCCTCCGAGGTGCGATCGGGGTCTGACCTGTCGGTCGATGCGCAGGACGCGGAGGGCGTGCTGACCTCAGACCGGATCACCGAGACCGACATTCTCGATGGCCGCTGGGACAACGCGGAGGTCGAGGTCTGGCGCGTGAACTGGGCGGACACCGGCCAGCGCGTGCTGATGCGCCGGGGTGCCATCGGCCAGATCCGGCGCGGACGGCTGGCCTTTGTTGCCGAGGTCCGGTCGCTGGCCCATGTGTTGGGTCAGACTGTCGGGCGAACTTTTCAGGCGACCTGCGATGCAGCACTCGGCGATACGCGCTGCGGCGTCAATCTAGAGAACCCGGCATTCAAAGGTTCGGGCACCGTGCTCGACCTTCTGCGGGATCGGGCCTTCACTTCCTCGGGTCTCGGCGGCTTCTCCTCCGGCTGGTTCACCTTCGGTACCGTCGAATGGACCAGCGGGACCAATGCCGGGCGGCGCGCCGAGATCATCGCGCATGACGTGACAGACGGCATCGCGGTGCTGACACTGCTCGAAGCGCCCGTGCGGTCCATTGCCGGAGGCGACGTCTTCATTGTCCGCGCAGGCTGCGACAAGCGCCTAGAGACCTGCGGGGTGAAGTTCGCCAATACCGTCAACTTTCGTGGCTTCCCGCACATCCCCGGCCAGGACGCGGTTCTCCGCTACGCCACCAAGGATGGTGGACATGAGGGGGCGGTGCTTTGAAGGCCGTGGATCCTCAATACGTCGTAACCATCGCGCGGTCCTGGCTCAGCACGCCGTATCACGACCAAGCCAGTCTCAAGGGCGTCGGATGCGACTGTCTCGGGCTGGCCCGCGGCGTCTGGCGCGAGGTGGTCGGGCCAGAACCGTTCCCGATCCCTCCCTACAGCCGCGATTGGGGCGAGACCGGGCCGCGTGAGGTTCTTGCGGATGGCGCTCGGCGCATGATGCCAGAGATCGCCACTTCTGATGTTGTTTCGGGCACGCTGGTCCTCTTTCGCATGCAGCCCCGCGCCATCGCCAAGCATGTCGGGGTCCTCACCGGGCCCAAAAGCTTCCTCCACGCCTATGAGCGCCTCGGCGTGATCGAGGAACCGCTCACCCCATCTTGGCGGCGGCGTATCGCCTTCGCCTTCCTGTTTCCACAACGCTGAGATTCCCACATGGCCACTCTCGTTCTCGGTGCCGCAGGTGCCGCCATTGGCGGCAGTATTGGCGGCGCGATCCTCGGCGTCAGCGCTGCCACGATCGGCGGTTTCATCGGCTCCACCATCGGCTCGGTGGTCGACAGCTGGATCATCTCGTCGCTCGCGCCGACCCAGCGCATCGAAGGCGCGCGGATGGACAATCTGCGCATCACCTCGGCCACCGAAGGGGCGGTGATCCCGCGCCTCTACGGCCGCATGCGGATCGGTGGCAACATCGTCTGGGCGACGGATTTCCGTGAGGAGACGAAGACCACCACGCAGGGTGGCGGCAAGGGCGGCGGCGGTGGCGGCAAGGTCAAGACCACCGAGTATTTCTATTACGCGAGCTTCGCGGTCGCGCTTTGCGAGGGGCCGATCACCGGCATTGGCCGCATCTGGGCCGATGGCAAGCTGCTGGACACCGCCGGGATCACATGGCGCTGGTATCCGGGCGACGAGAGCCAGACGGCCGATCCATTCATTTCGGCGAAGATGGGCGTGGCCAACACGCCCGCCTATCGAGGCACCGCCTATGTCGTCTTCGAGGACCTGCCGCTTGGGAATTACGGTAATCGCATCCCGCAGATGAGTTTTGAGGTGTTCCGTCCGCTTGCCGACCCGGACACGGCAGAGGGTCTCACGCAAGCTGTCACCATGATCCCGGCATCCGGCGAGTTTGCCTATGCCACGCAGGGTATACGGAAGGGCGGCGGCGGGTCGTCCGAGCCCGAGAACCTCAACGCGCTGACCGACACCGCCGATATGGTTGTGGCGCTGGATCGGCTGCAGGCTATGGCACCGAAGGTCGAGAGTGTGTCGCTGGTCGTTGCCTGGTTCGGCGACGATCTTCGCGCAGGCAATTGCAAGGTGCGGCCCGGTGTCGAGGTCACCGCCAAAACCACCACGCCGTCGGCATGGTCCGTGAATGGCGTCAGTCGCGGTAATGCCTTCCTGGTCAGCCGCGACGATCAGGATCGGCCCGTTTATGGCGGCACGCCGGCGGATTTCGCGGTGGTGCAGGCGATCCGGGAGATGAAGGCGCGGGGGCTGCGGGTGACTTTCTATCCGTTCATCCTGATGGACGTGCCGCCCGGCAACACGCTGCCGAACCCGTATTCCGACAACGCCGCCGAAACCGGCCAGCCCGCTTTTCCATGGCGGGGGCGGATCACATGTTCGCCTGCGGCGGGCTACGCGGGGACGGTTGACAAGACAGCCCCGGCCGCCTCGCAAGTGTCCGCACTGTTTGGCACGGCCACGCCCGCGAACTTCAGTGTCTTGGGCGAGAGCGTGAGTTGGATCGGGCCATCCGGTGACTGGGGCCTGCGGCGCATGGTACTGCACTACGCCCACCTCTGCGCGGCGGCGGGCGGAGTCGACGCCTTCCTGATCGGCACAGAGATGCCGCGGCTGACCGCGATCCGCTCGGGCGCATCCACCTATCCTGCGGTGCAGGCTTATCGGGATCTCCTTGCGGACGTCCGCTCGATCCTCGGGTCTGGCACAAAGATCGGATACGCCGCCGATTGGTCGGAATACTTCGGGCATCAGCCCGGTGACGGCACCAGCGATGTGTTCTTCCACCTCGATCCGCTCTGGGCCGATCCGGAGATCGATTTCGTTGGTATCGACAATTACATGCCGCTCTCGGATTGGCGCGACGGGTTCGAGCATGCCGATGCGGTCGAGGGTTGGCCCGCGATCCACGACCGGGCCTACCTGCAGGAGAACATCACGGGCGGCGAAGGCTTCGACTGGTTCTATGCCAGCGCGGCGGACCGCTCCGCACAGGTCCGCACCCCGATCACGGACGGCGCTGCCGCCAAGCCGTGGGTCTTCCGCTACAAGGATCTGCGCGCCTGGTGGTCGAACCCGCATTATAACCGCCCGGGCGGGGTGGAGAGCGGCACGCCGACGGCATGGGCGCCCGAGTCCAAGCCGATTTGGTTCACCGAGTTGGGCTGCCCGGCCATCGACCGGGGGACCAACCAGCCCAACGTCTTCTTCGATCCGAAGTCGTCCGAGAGCTTCACGCCGCATTTCTCGCGCGGCTGGCGCGACGATGCCATCCAGCGGGCATATCTTGAGGCAACATATCTCTGGTGGGGCGACGCCGCGAACAACCCGGTGTCGTCCGTCTATGGCGGGCGCATGGTCCACGTTCCGGAATGCGCCGCCTGGACTTGGGACGCGCGGCCGTATCCGTTTTTCCCGGCTCTGACCGACGTTTGGACAGACGGCGCGAACTGGCGGCTCGGCCACTGGCTGACCGGGCGTCTCGGCGCGGTGTCGCTGGCCGCACTCGTCCGCCATCTCTGCCTGCGCGCCGGGATGCCCGAGGCGAGGATCGACGTTTCCGCCCTCTGGGGCGCGGTCGAAGGCTATGCCATCGGCGCGCTGGAAAGCCCGCGTGCCTCGATCACCACGCTGTCGCGGCATTTCGGGTTTGACGCAGTCGAGACCGAGGGGGTGATCCGTTTCGTCATGCGGGGGCGCGCAGCGGTGGCCAGTGTGACGCAGGACGATCTTGTTGCGGCTCGCGAGGTTGACGTTTTGGAACTCACGCGTGCGCAGGAAACCGAACTGCCGCAGGCGCTGAAGTGGCAGGTGGCCCGCGCCGATGAGGATTACGATGCCGCCCTTGTCGAGGCGCGACGCATCACCGTGGACACAACCCGGATTGCCTCGGAGAGCTTTCCGATGGCGGTACCGCCAGAGGAGGCCGAACGGCGTTGCCGCCGCGCGCTGATGGAAGCCTGGACCGGGCGGGAGACAGCTGCATTCCGCCTGCCGCCCTCGCGGCTGGCGCTCGATCCGGCCGATGTCGTGACACTGGAACATGACGGGCGGCACGTTCCGCTGCGGTTGGTCTCCATTGCGGATGCCGAGGCACGCGGGATCGAAGCTGTCCGTCAGGATCGGGATGCCCACGACCTGCCGCCCGGATCGCCACGACAGTCGTCCCTGTCTAAAGCCGTGGTGTTCGGCGCACCCGAGGTGGTGCTGCTGGATCTGCCGCAACTGATAGAAGATCAACCCGCGCACCGGCCTCTCATAGTCGCCCACGCCATTCCCTGGCCGGGCGAGATGGCAGTGTTCCGCAGCCCCTCGACCGATGGCTTCGAACTGCTGACAACATTTGGCGGTCGTGCCCGGATCGGAACGCTGGTCTCGGATTTCTACGCAGGTCCGACCTCGCGCTTCGATCTCGGCAATGAGCTGGTGGTCGATCTGTTGACCGGAACGCTGGAGAACGTCACGGACCTGACACTGTTCGGCGGGGCCAATGTGCTCGCCATCGAGGCCGCGTCAGGTGTCTGGGAAATCGTCCAAGCAGGCACGGCAAAACTGATTGCGCCGGGCCGTTATCGACTGACGCGGCTGCTGCGAGGACAGCGCGGCACGGAAGCAGCCATGGCAAATCCAGCTGTGGCGGGCGCGCGGGTGGTGATGTTGGACGACACTTTGGCCTCATTACCGATCGCCGAGGCCGATCTCGGGCTGCCCTTGAACTGGCGCATCGGTCCCGCAAGCCGGTCTGTCAGCGACGAG